GACCACACCGGCGGCCAGCACCGGAGGCATTTGGGCCAGGTGCAAGTTGGCCTCGAGCACTTGCGCCAGCACGTCGCTGCGGCCGTAGTGCCGCCAGACCAGATCGTCGAGCACGTCGCCGGCGCGGCTGATGATGCGCTTGCTGCTGCTGCGCTGGGTCATGGTCTGTCGTCCCCGTAGGCTTTAAGCTTGATGCGGAACTCGATCTTGCGCGGCTGGCCGTTGTCGGCCAGCACGGTGCGCGTATCGCTCAGGTCGGTGATCACCCAAGCGCCCCAGATGCGGCCCAGACCATCGACGAGCTGCAGCGCGCGGCCGGTGTTGGCCAGCGCGCCCATGGCGTCTATTTGGCCTAGGCCGCCCCTAAAGCTTGGGTAGATGACGCCATCGAGATCGATGGCATCGACGTTGCGCCCGACAAACTGCAGCGCTGGCTCGCGGTTGATGCGCGCCTGCTCTTGCCAGCGCCAACTTTGGCTGAGCGCGAACTTTTGGTAGGCGAGCGTGCTGACGTCGAAGCGAAACCAGCCCAGCGCCAGCATCACACGTTCGGCCATGGCATACCTCTTGATAAAGGATCAGGATCAGTCGTGCATCGCTGCCGCTGGGCTGCTGCGGGTGCTGGTGTGCACCAGATCGCGCAGGCGCGCTTCGATCAGGTTGGCGATCTCGCGCGCATCCATTCCGGGCGGCGCGTTGACCGTGATCGGCGCGGTCAGGCTGACGTTGGTGCTGCCACCTCGAGCCCCAGCCAGCGGCTGCGCGGCCAGCGGTTGCGCCCCGGCGCTGGCGGCTGGAGCCAGTGCGGCAGCGGCGGCCACGGGCGCAGAGAACATCTGCTGCACCGCCGGCAACACCGGAGCCATGGCGGCCATGGGCTGCTGGATGAACTGCTGCACCGCCGGCAACACCGGAGCCATGGCGGCCATGGGCTGCTGGATGAACTGCTGCACCATCGGTGCCAAAGTGGTCACCGGAGCCAGCGCCAGACCCAGCGCCGCGCGCCCGACATCGGGCAGGCGCAGACCCGGCTGGCCGGGCTCGGTGGCATCCATCGACTGCGCCAGTTGCCCCACAGCGCGTGCCGCCACTGGCGGTGCCAACTCGGGGCTCGATAGCGCCAAGGGCACGGCTTGCAGCGTGTGCGCCAGCTCACCTACGGCGCGCTCGGCCACTGGCCCAGCCGCTGCCAAGCCTTGCGCCAAGCCCAGCGACAGCGCCCCGCCCAGCGCCGCAAACACCCTCGAGGGGCTGCGGATGCCCAGCATCGACTTGAAGCGATCCCGCACACCGGCGGCCACCTCGCCCACCGCTGCCAGGGCTTGCTTGGCGGCGTTGCGCACGCCTTGGGCCAAGCCCAGCAGCATCGCGCCGCCCATGGCCGCAAACTGTGCGGGCAAACCCGCCAGCGCCGCCAGCATCGAGCCCAGCACCGTTTGCAGCGCCTGCAGTGGGTTGGGCGAGCTCAGCACGGCGCTGAGCTGCTGCCAAGCCGACTGCGCGCCACTGACCACGCTGCCCCAGAGGCCACCAAAGAAGCCCGCCACCGGCTGCCATGCGGCGCTGATGAAGCCCAGCGGCGCAAACGCTGCCAAGGCCCTAAAGCCATCGAGCACCCAGCCCGCCAGTGTGCCCACCGCTCGAATGGGCAGCGTCAGCAGCGTAAAGGCCGCGCCCAAGACGCTGCCGAGCACCGTCCCGAGCGACCGCCCCGAGGCCGACAGGTGCTCGAACTCGTCGCTGGTCAGCGTGACCGGGGCGAGCAACTGGCGCACCCAGCCCACCGCCTGAGCCAAGCCGCTGGAGACAAAGCCCAGCACCGACGACAGCGCCTGCCCGATGGGTGCCAGTGGCTCCAGCGCCGTGCGCAGGCTGTCGATGGCCGGCTGCACGCCGCTGCGGATGCCCTCGAACACGCCGCCGATGTAGGCGGCGAGCGGATTCCAGTATTTGCGGATCACCAGCGCCAGCCCCGCCACCGCCACACCGATGCCGGCCACTACCCAAGTGATCGGGTTGGCCAGCAGCGCCGCTGTGGTGGCTCCTATGGCTGGCAGCATGGCCCAAAACGACAATGCCGCCGCCTTGAGCGGCGCGAGCAGCCCGAGCGCGCTGGCTTGCAGGCGCTGCCAGACGATGGCCAAGAGGCCGCTGCTGGCGCTGGCCGTGGTGGTCTGCAACTGCAGCAGCGCCAAGTGGGCGCGGGCCGACTGGAATGCCACCTGCGCGGCCAGCACCGGGCCGGTGATAAACGTCCAGGCAAAGCCCAGAGCAATGGTGGCCACTTGCAGGGCGATGACTGCGCCCACCACGCCCACGATCACCTGCGTGACCAGCGGGAAGCGTTCGGCCAGTGCGGTCAGGCCTTCGATGGGCTTGGCCACCACGCCCACCAAGGTGTTGATGGCCGGCAGCAGCACGTTGCCCACTGTGACCGCCAGCCGGTTGACGCGGCTGCTCAGGAGCTGCATATTGTTGGCCGTGGTGGCTGAGCGGGCTTCGAACTCGGCCTGCATCGAGCCAGCGTAGGCGGTTTGGTCAGCCACCAAGCCCACCGCGCGCTCGTAGGTGCCCAGCGATCCCACCAGCTTGGCGATGTCGTCGGCGTATTCAGCGCCGAACAAGTCCGACAGCGTGCCCATCACGTCGGGCGCTTGCTGCACTTGGCGCAAGAAGGTGGTGAGCGCGCCTTGGGCGTCGCGCTCGATCATCTGGCTCATATCGGCCGCTGACAGGCCGATGTTCTGCAAGCCCTGCTGGAAGGCTGCGCTTTGCCGGTCGGCGGTGGATAGCCGCATGAGCAGCGCGTTGATGCTGGTGCCGGCCACCTCGGCCGGGGTCTTGAGCGCCAAGAAGGTGGCACCCAAGGCATTGAGCTGCGCGCCCGACAGACCAAAGAGCCGGGCGGTGGAGCCGGCCCGGTTGGCGATGTTGAGCATGTCGGATGCCTTGGCATCCATGTTGTTGGACAGGTGGTTGATGGCGTTGCCGAGCTCGACCACGCCGTCTTGGGTCAGGCCAAAGATCGTGCGCATACCCGTCATGGCCGCGCCGGCTTGCTGGCCGGTGAGGTCAAAGGCCACGCCCATCTTGGCGGCGTCCTCGGCAAAGCGCAGCAGCTCGTGGCGCGCGATGCCGGCTTGGCCAGCGGCGGCGACGATGGCGCTGATGCCCTCGGCGGCCATGGGGATGCGGGTCGAGAGCTCGAGCACGTCCTTGCTCATCTGCCCAAACTGCTCGGGGGTCTCGAAGTTGACCACCTTGCGCACGTCGGCCATGGCGGTCTCGAAGGCCACCGCTGGGCGCAGCAAGCCGTAGAGCGAAGCGCCCAGCGCGATGGCGTCCACCGCTTGATCACGAAATGCGGCGCGGTTCTCGAGGTTGGTCGCTTGCGCCTGCTGGGCGCGGCTGAGGGCTTCGGTGCGCGTGCGCAGGGTCTCGAGCTGGCTGCCCAGGCGCGCGGCCTCGGCGGCCTGGGCGCGGGTGTTGACACCGGCGCGCTGCAAAGAGCTGCTGAGCTCATCGACGGCGGCGCGTTTGCTTTGGTAGGCTTGGGCGGCGCGGTTTGCGGCGGCTTGGGCGCGCTCGAGCTCGCGCGTTTGTTTGGCCGTGGCTGCGCCTTGCTGCGCGGCGATGTTGGCCTCTAGGCCGGAGACCTTTTGCTGTGCGGCGCGCATGGCCAGCGCGGCGTCGCGGGCTTGCGTGCGCAGAGTCTCGAGCTGGCGCAGGCCCGACTGGCTGTTGCCCAGCTCGGACATGGTCGAGCCCAACTGGTTGAGTTGCGCCTGAGCGCCGCGCACCGCCGCCCCGAGAGAGGCCGCCAGTGTGGCGCCGATGCTGATTTGCACGGGATGCGCGGTGGTCATGGTGGGTCTAGCCTCAAGGTGTGGAGGGCGCAGCCGACAGGCGTCGCGCGATCTGCAATGCTTCGATCAGGTCGCTCACCTCGAGGGCGAGCAACTCGGATCGCGGCCAGTGGGTGTAGAGGGCGAGCTCAACCACGAGGGCCGGCAGCTCGCCCGCATTCATTGCAAAAAACCGCCCAGCACCTTTTGCAGTTGGGCGTAGTCCTTCATGTCCAGCCGGTGAATGGCCGCCGGCGGCAGATCGGCCAAGTTGGCGATCAGGCGAATCTCGCGCTCGGCGTCGGTGCCAGACGACTTCTGCGCCGCCAGATGGTCGCCCACCGTGGGCCGGCGCAGCGCCACTTCGGCAATGGGCACGCCGTCGTGCTCGATGGGGAAGTGCAGGGGGATGCGTTCAGACATTGGAATCTCCTGGTTGGGTGATTTGACAGACGTAACCTAAAGCGTTACTATCGAGGGCATGATTCAGTCGTTTGCCCAGCGCGATGCGCAAGCGTTCTTCGCCGGCAAGCGCATGCCCCGTTTCGTGGCCTTTGAAGCGGTGGCGATGCGCAAGCTGCAGCAGTTGCACGCGGCGCCGAATCTCGACTTCTTGCGGGTGCCGCCCGGCAACCGCCTCGAAGCCCTCACGGGAGACCGGGCGGGGCAGTACAGCATCCGCATCAACGACCAGTGGCGGCTGTGCTTCGTTTGGGAAGCCGGCCACGCTTGGCAGGTCGAGATCGTGGATTACCACTGCTAGGAGCTCACACCATGACACGCGAAGTAGCCCTCAGCCATCCGGGCGAAATCTTGCTCAAGGACTGGCTGGTTCCCTTGGGCATCAGCCAGTACGCACTGGCCAAAGCGATCGGCGTGCCACGCCGGCGCATCAACGAGATCGTGCAGGGCCACCGGGGCATCAGCGCCGATACGGCCGCGCGGCTGGGTGCCTTCTTTGGCGTCGATGCCGAGGGCTGGCTGGCCCTGCAGGCGCACTACGACACCGAGCTGGTGCGCGAGCGCTTGCGCGATGTGCTGCCCCACATACCGCGCTACGACCACCATCCGCGCCACCCTGTGGCTGCTTGAGGGCGCGACAAGTTATTTGACATGTACCGCTGTGTCGGATCCGAAATTGGCGCTATATTTGTAGCCATTGCTTTGAGGAAACGATCATGGACGCGATCTACGCCGACTACTCCATCAGCATGTCTGAGTTCAAGCGCAACCCGGCGCAGGTGCTGCGCACGGCCGGCGAGAAGCCGGTGGCTGTGCTCAACCACAACCGCCCGGCTTTCTACATGATCACGCCCAAGCTCTTCGAGGCTTTGGTCGAGGAACTGGCAGACCGGGAGCTGGCCGA